GCAATGGACAGGTCATAGTTAACTGCTTCAACGTCAAACTGTACAGCATCTGTTGCGGAAATCAGCATTGTCGGCGCGAAGCCTGCTGCGATATAAGCGTTGGTGGTTGAACTCATTGGGATTTCATTTCTCGAGATAAGCTCAAGGTTGGCCGGTATCATCTCGACCAGCGCAAAGTCCAACTCGTCAACCTGTCCTGGTAGCTCAAGGTTCGTGCGGATAGATAAGCGATAAGCGTCAAGCTCGTAGTCAATATCAAAATTGTAATTGCCCTGCAAACTGGCCAACCGTCGCACTAATGAGTTGTGCGTGTAAGGCGTGATATTAATCCACCGACTTAACACCCTAGAGCGACGACTCTCGACTGACTCGTCAGCCACAGGCACGATGCCTAAAATAGACTCAAAGATTGCTAGACCTTCTGAGTCAGCAGTCTTGATAAATTGATTAGCCTTACCAGCTTCGAACTCATTTCGTAGTATTAAAAAGAGGGCATCTTCTGCCCTCAAAATATCGTTCATTTCCTGGACTTCTCGGTAGTAGTCCGGCATGTAGTCTAGTAAGGTCATGACAAGCTCACCTTCCCTAAAATCGGAAGTTCCTGCTTCTCAGACGTCAATTCGAGCTTCACGTCCTCGTCTTTGCCGTTTAGCTTAATCCCTGCTGCGTTGGCCACTCCCTGAATTGATAAGATGGCCGAAGTAATCTGCGAGCGGTATATCCAAGCTTCATAGCCTGTAACCCCTCGATTGCTCCACCGTTGACGGACACTTAAAAAGTAATTCTCTATAACGGTTTTCGCTTCGTCAAAGATTGCGGTCTGATTCGCACCACTCTCCACGTTCATATAAAATGATACGTCAATAACCTTTTGAACAGGTCCACGAACAGTCACTTTGTGACCAATTGGCGCTAAGCCAACTCCGCTACCATCAATCACTGGGTCAATAGCTTCTTGCACTTCAGAGACCAGTTCCTGGCTAGGTACTTCGAAAACGTTGTTAACGATTGATAAAAGGACCGTACCACCGCCCTGCCAAGCAGGGTAGACTTGTACTCCGCCTACACCGTCAAGGTCAGTGATCATACGTGTGTAATCTTCAATATTCCCACCAAAAGCACCCACACCTTTTTCAGCGATAACACGACTGCGCAAACTTTCGTCTGTTTCATCATCCCTTGCTGGTACAGTGATTTCAGTAAGCAAGGCTTGGCCAAAGTCGTTAAAATTGTCGAGCGGTAACAACACACCGACGTATTCATTACCTTTTGACCCTGCAATCTCAGCTGTTAATTGGTAGACACCTTCGCTAACCTTTTCAGTCACAGCGTAATAGATTGGCTCGTCACCAATACTTGAAAAGCGACTACCAATATCCGCATCGTAAGGTTGGCCACCACTCGACGTAAAGGATGCCGTGACCACTGCACGAGTGGCCGGTATTCTCATTACTCCTGCTTCTTCTGCACGCAAGTCTAAGTACTCACCCGTCGCTGACACGACGTAGCTTTCAAGCATGGTGTTTCTAAGCTCCATTGTAAAGCTTGCAAGTTGGTAGCAAGCAGGTGCCAAAGCATCGTAAATAATTGAGCCTTCTCGAGTATCGACACCGGTCGGTACACGGGCAAGCGCTTCTTCCATATAATAGTTAAAATCATATGCTTCAAGGTGTGCCCCGATTTCATCTGGTGTCATAGTTCCACCTCCATTCCTTCTGCAATATTCCCAAATAAAGTGCTAACTGTGAAACTCACTTGTAGCGAGCTTCGGTCAACACCTGGCGTGATATTAAAATTCTCAATAGATAAGATGCGGTCGTCAACCAGTAGTGCTTCGCTGATTAGACGTTCCACTTCCATTTCCGCTAAGGCCATTTCTTCTCCGATTAAATCTTCAAGGTCGTGGCCATAACTTTCAGAGTAGATTTCGTATTGAAATCTAGGTGTGGATAGTATTTTCTCAATCGCTTGCCGCATAGCTTCAAGGCCTTCAACAAGACCTAAAATTCGGCCATGTAAAATTCGGTAAGTTTTCGTTGGTATTTCTTCTTCATCAAACATGCCGTCACACCCTTTCCAGTACATAGAAAACTTGGCTTTTCTGAGCCTGTAACATTCTGACCCTATCACCAGTTTGGATAGCTTTAACAATGGTGTATCGCGTCCCGTCTACTGATACTGACAGGCCTTTGGCTAATTCCGACAAGACGATAAAAGGACTGGGTATTTCTAGTCCATCTTCTCGCCTAATCTTCAGTGGTGCGGCACTAACGACAGTACCGTAGACCACTTCAACCATCTCACTTTCTTTGGGCCGTAACCCTTTCATATAACGTGCTAATCGTTCCCCTGCCATTATGCGATCACCTCAATCTCTAAGTCCATCATTGCCGTATCATCAAAACTATGTGTACACTGTGTGACCAAGACAAGCGTTTCATCGCCGATTTTGACACCATTGACGTTGTCACGGGTTAGGTCGCTGTTTCGCCACGTAAATAGCTTGCCTGCACGAATTTCTAGGTTGCTAAGCGCTTTGACTGATGTTGTAATAGTTGGCTTATTATGCTCTTTTAACAGCTCTCTATTTCGCTGTTTGAGTTGAGACGTGTTTAGGTCCGCGTCGGAAACGGTTTCGACGATTTGAAGTTTTCCCCACTTCTCAATGTTCTTGTTGTCTTTTTCAACATAGATTTCACGCTTACCTTTCTCCTTGTCCTCTCTTAAAACTTTCACCGAGTTGGCAGCATCGTCAATAGACAACTCGTACTCATAGTCAGTCATTAAGGACTCATCACCGATTACAAGTTTAGTGATTTGACGATTTAGATTGAAAATTTCAAGCGTGCCGAAGTTATCCCAAAAAGCGAAGCGTTGACCGGACCCTTTTCGCGTCTCTTCGATAGCGTCTTTTAGCATAGAGTAGTACGTGTGCTTATCTTCAACGACTGCTGTACAGTTATATGTTGCATTGTCTAGGACCTTGTAAGGTAGACCTTGCACTTCACAGATTCGCTTAAAGCGCTCCGTGACGGAGTTTGCATTAAAGAGTAGCGTGTCTTCGTTCTTGAGATACCGAGTCTTGTCGTAAGCAGTGATGGACCAAAAGCCTCTCACGCCCTGCTTACGTTTGCGTTTAAACACCTTGCCTTTGAAAATCTTTTGACCATCTATGCGCATCTCAACCTCATCGCCTTCACGTAAATACACGGTTGGATTGTCCAGGAAATCAAATTGCAACTTACCCGGTTGGTACTCAGTACTTGTAAACCATGATGTGCCCTTGCACAAGTCTGATATATCGTACTGCTGACGGTTGGTGATACTTGTTTCTAAAATCTCAATCATCATACACGCTTCACGCTCCCCGCAGTGACCCAGCCACGCCAGTAGATACGACCCGTGCCGTCCAACATGCAGACGTGATAAGGATACTTACGCCCTTTAGCAATCAAGTTGACCTGCCGTCTAGCGTTCTTTTCAGTCAGTCCTGGCCCACTTCCGTACGAGTCGCGGTGGAGCCTGCCATTCACAATGACCTGACAACCAATAGTAATTGGCTTATTTTTAGGTGCAGGACGGGGCGGTGGCGATACTTTCTTAGCAACAGTTTTCTTATATTTTGGAGAAACCTCTTTAAACTCGTTTAACCCTAACGTGTAATACACGTCACCTGTGGTATCGTCATGCCCCCAATTGAACTCCTCAATTAAAGTCACTAAGTTGATACGAGTGTCCGTGACGATAAGTCGTACGCGGTCATGATTGGCTTTAGCATTAGTTAGCCTGTCAATCCATGTCCTTGCAGACTCTTTTTTAGCGCCCTTCTCAATATAGCCCGCCGAATAGTCGGCAGGGAAAATAGAACTAAAAGAAGTGCCCAGCAATGCGTGGGCGCCTCCTAAGTTCACTTCGCCTAGTTTGGCGATTTCTACTACCGAGTTATTGGACGAGCGTTTCATTTCTATTTTACCGGGCGTTACAGGAAGCATGTAGCGCTTCCCTTCTATATCTAAATAAAATCGGATAGTCATCTCATACTTCCTTTCTATCCTAAGTCGTCATTATTCGCGTCGATAATGATCTCTTCTATGCGTCTAATGATTTCATCAGTGTCGATATCTTCTGCATCCTTACCTTCAATCGTTAAATTGATTTCAGGCGTGATTTGCTTGTTCTTGATGATTACAGGACGAGACAAGCTTGCGTCCATTGCGTCAATTTCACTGCTGTCGATAGACACCCGTTGAGTGTCATCCCAGTCATAGTCGCCTTGTCCTGCGTAGACATCAGTAATATTTCGTGTCACCCCTGCCAACTCCATTTGTGGAGCAGTAAAGGCGTTTAGACCTGATGTCAACACTTCGCCCACTCGAACTGAAGGGCCAGGGATGTCATCCATTCTTGGAACGGCAAGGTCCGCTAGCTTAGTGCTAGCTTTGTCGACAAGCTTACCTGCAGAAGTAATACCTTTAGCTAGACCTTCAGACACGAACTCACCAATTGCAATCATCACACGAGACGGTGAATGAATTTTCAAAGCACTTCTGATCGTGCTTGAAACGGAGTTGGCCACACGTCTTGCTGCTGAAAGTGCTCCTCCTGCTCCTGCGCTGATACCCGACGATAACCCACTCATAGCGAACAGACCTGCGCTGTATAGCTGACCTCTCAGTCCGCTAAATGCGCTAGCAATTTGAGCCGACCCACTTCTAGCGATAGAAGCAGAACGGGCCATACCGCTTGATATAGCAGACGTGAAGCCTGCCATACCTGAGACGGCTGAGCTTCTAGCCCTAGCCATGCTACCAGTGATAGCTAACACCATACCGTTAAGTGCGGTAGTCGTCTGATTTCTCATTGTGTTGGCGCTTTGACCGATACGGCTAAATGCTGACACGACACCAGTCGCTGATGCTTGTGTGCTGGTGGATAGGCGGTTGATTTGGGTAGCTAGATTAATCACGCTTGTAATTAAGCCATTAATGCTACCAAAGTTAGCCACTGCCACAGTTGGCAAGCTGTTTAGTTGAGCAATAGCAGTCTTAATACTGTTGATAGTGTTCGTCACAGCCCCAACGTCTAGCGCTACTGCGCCAAGCGTGGTTAGGTGGTTACGGATTTCAGTCAGCTTAGTGATGGCAGTACTTGCCATAGAATAACTTTCCGAATTGTCCGACACCACAGGGAAACTGTTAAGCGAGCTAATCGCCGACTTAATTTCCGAAATGCGAGTACGAACAGCACTCAAATCAATCTCAACGGCTGATAGCGTCACGAGTTGGTTAGCAATTTTGATAAGCGCATTGACGGAATCAACCGCTCCGCTGAAGTCATCGTAACCTAGTAGGTCCGCAATGAACTCGCCGAAGCCTTCACGGGAAAGGCTTCTAAGGGTTAGCTTCAATTGGTTAACCATAGCTCTTGCTGAAGCGTGGTCAATCTCAACTGCTGACAGTTCAGCCAGTTTAGTGGCTACTTGTTTCAAAGCGTTAACCGAGTCAACGGCTGAACTGAAGTCATCATAACCTAGTAGGTCCGCAATGAACTCGCCGAAACCTTCACGAGAAAGGCTTCTGAGTGTTAGTTTTAGCTGGTTAACCATAGCTCTTGATGCTGCGTGGTCAATTTCAACTGTGGCCAATTCGGCCAGCTTAGTTGCTACTTGCTTCAAGGCGTTGACTGACTCAACAGCCGAGCCAAAGTTGTCATAGCCAAGCAGATTATCAATCGCTTCGCCTAAACTGTCCACTGACAAACTTTGAAGTGTCAGCTTCAATTGGTTAACCGTGGCTCTTGCTGAAGCGTGATCTAATTCTACCGCGTTCAACTCGGCCAGTTTGGTAGCAACTTGTTTTAGAGCATCGACCGAAGCGACAGCTTGGCCAAAGTCTTCATAACCCAATAGATTTTCGAAGATATCGCCTAAGCTATCTAGGGTTAAGCTTCTAAGTGTTAGTTTTAGCTGGTTGACCATAGCTCTTGCAGAAGCGTGATCTAGCTCAATTTCACTTAGCGATTTTAAGGTGTTGGCCACTTCTTGAAGTGCTGAAACAGCTGTAATAGCAGTGTCAAAACTTTCATACCCCACCAAATTACCTAGCCACTCACTAAAGCTATCAATGGACAGCTCTGCAATGGCATCTTTAATTTGACTAATCTTCGTTTTAACGGCTTCGACTGGCACGTCTGCATCCGCAATTCTTTGAAGTGGTACGGTCATTTCAGCGATAGCGTTCAGCGAATCAATCGCAGCGGCCATGCTTATTGCGCCACCAATAGAGCCTAAGACTTCAGTAAATGACGTGTCGGCAATCGTTTTGACGACGTCCTTAATGCCTTCAATCTTCTTGGTAACGGCCTTAGTGTCGGCAGGTACCTTGTCGTTGACCTGTTGCATTGCTTCAGCGACTAAAATAAGCTCTCCTGCTATTAAGGCCACGGTGGCAAGTCCTGCCACAGCGCCGATTGGGTTTAGCGCGGTTAGCGTACCAACCACTTGAATTAGGCCAGCCATAGCGCCGATACCAATTGAAACGTTAGCAATCTTAGCTGAGAACGACGCAATGTCGTCTGACACTTTGTCATTGACCTGTTGCATGGCTTCAGCTGCAATCATCAGCTCACCGGACAGTAGGGCAACCATTGCCAGACCAGCCACAGCGCCAACAGGATTAGCTGAAGCGAACAGACCTGCGATAGCGACAAGTCCTGTCATTGCACCGAT